TTATGTTTTTTCCAATTATTTTCGTAAATATCATCTAAATCATAACCTTTAACTGATAAACTCTTTAAAAGTGTTGTTTTTCCTGAACCGGAAGCACCAGTTATATAAACTATCATCCTATTATGCTCATTTAAAATCCGCACGGGTCTAAAGCGCGTACTTAAGACCGCCCATGCCACCCTCAATCACCAAAAAGTTGATATTCTCCACATAGACATTCAAGTCATATACATAGTTTGTATTGACCGGCAAAGGATAGACATCAACTTCAATCTGGAAATTCCGAATACGACTGGCATTGACACTTCCACACGGCTGCGTACTGGGTGAACTCAAGGCAAAATTGTAAACCGGTACAAGTCGCAGGGGTTTTCCATTCAAACTCTTCCACGGCGTTATCTTTGTAAAATAATCAATCGGTTTTTCCTCCTGGATTTCGTTGCCATCGCACAAAATACGAAGAGACCTCAAAATATCCATTTGCCCCTGTGGGATAAAAAGACCGCTTGAAAATGCGCTCGTATTAACTGCGCTCAGATTCGGCGTAGGAACAAACGGCGCATGCGGAAAATTCCACCAGTTCGTCAGATTACCAAAATCATTTCTATATATAAGACTATCGCTTCGTCGTGATACAAAGAGTAGTCGTGTAATTGGATTATGTGTTTCTAAATCTAGAATACGTCGTGTAAAAAGACCAGAAAACGGATAATTCGTCACCTGCGAAAACATATAGGACAAGGGCGTCGACGCAAATACATGTCGTTCATCTTCTGTCAAATATATATAAGTGCTCTGAATACGCGCATTTAAGAACCACCCATTCAATTGTGGCACTGTTGACCCAACGTCCGTGGCAAAAAAGCGCCACTGACCACTTATATCACTTGACGGAATATAATCAGGTTGATTACGTTTTATGAGAGCTGTTGACTGTGACATCTTGTAGTCAGGATTCGTACGATATCCTGAAATATCCAAAATAGTGTAAAGGCTCTTAATTGGGTTTAATGTAATCTGTACTTCGCACTCATGATATTGAAGTGAAACAAGTGGGAGAGCAAGCGATGAATATTCTGTAAACCAGAATGAAAGCGGAACATGAATGTCTTGACCAAAGATCGACGGGCGATTTACTTGAGCGCCTACTGGAGTCGTATCATCTTTAAAAACACTCGGATATCCAGTACTGTTTGTGCCGCCAGCATATTGTCCGTTTGCAGGATCCATAAGTTCAGGTATATCACCCACAAGTTCACGCCATTTCTCAAACTTATCGGTATCGTAGTCAGTGAGCGCCTTAGCAAGTAGGTAATTTCCGTCAAATTCCTGTATTTTTTGCCCACCTATAAAAAAGGCGACATTCTGAATGATAGCGGTGCCCAAATATCGTACCCATTGATACTGTAATTGCGTAGGACGATTATAACTTGTCGCTAATTGCTTACTGAAAATATCCGGAATACGAAACGAAAAATAGATGTCACTCAGTAGATCACCACTGCGCTGTATTTTTGCCCTGAGTTTAATTGACTGATCATAAAACAGTTCATTCGGTCCATCCATGGCAGTTGAAATAGATTCTTGCGAAAAATGTGAATACTTCCTAAATGCCTTGTAAAAAAAGGTCATTTGCGGATTTCCACTCAAAATAACATTTTGGGCGCCGTAAGCAATTAATCCTAGGAGACCACCACCTGTCATTCTTCTCTTGCTGTGGAAAGAGCAAAAGAAGAATTACAAAAAGAACGCCGATTTCTTAAACTGTATGTGTATAACTTGTTGTCCACCATGTGTCAGCGAGGTAGGGCGGCATGTCCTGCGACGCAGCCAGCACTTTCTTGCTCGGACCGACCGTCACTTGGCTCTGAATTTCCGTAAAGGAGAGCGCATATCCGAAATATTTGAGTCCACCCAAGTTTCCATTGAAACTACCTTGAACCGTAAACGTATCAGGATCTACAGCGGGCGTGGTTGATCCGCGAACAACCATACTATTCTGACTAAATAGGATCAAATCCTGGAAATTCTGGTACGGTAATGATCCCTCAAAGTTCAACTTCTTGGAAAGATTTCCGTTGATGTAAATCTCAAGTGCATTCTTCCGTGCCATAATGGCGCAATGAAACCATTTCCGTACAGGGATGTTCTCTACGTCGCAATACGTGTAAGGATTCTTGTAGGCATTCATAAAGACTCTCATCGTATTGGCATTCCTCTTAATAAAGACTCCAGGACCCAAGAGAGGATACGGGGTCATATATCCCTTGTAAAATACAGACGCAAGTGAATCTTCACCGGTGAATGTCGACGGATTTACATACAAGTAGAAACTGTACGTGAATTCAATACCTGTTCTCTCATTGTCCGAGAAAGGGATCAACTTTCCATCAGGAAACTTACTTATATCCTGGCGGATCACTATTTGTTTATCATCGGAGGATGCCGTAAAGGGAAAAAGATCAACAACGTGGCTACCAATATTCAAAAAGGACACGTAGAGAAATTCAACCGAGATAAACATCAAATACACGAGCACAACGATGACAAATGCCAATAAGAATTGTGCCAGAAAACTTTCACCAAAAAAGATGTTCATTATTGACGAGGAGTCTGATCCTTCCATTCTCTAAGAAATACAGACTTTAAAATCAGGTTCCAACCTGGATCGTGCTCTTCGCATATGTAACATTCACCTGGGGTGTCTTGAGTGTTAGAGATCCTGACACGTTGAACAGATTCGCCAACCAATCTAATATGCCGCCACCGCCACTCGTTGTAGGACCGGACATATACATTCTGTAAATCTCATCCGGGTTGAGAGATCTCTGAAGAAATGTCACATCACTGATAAAACCATCGTATCCACCGAAGTCGAGCAACTTCGCGCTGACACCCTTAGGGTCTACACGATAGAATGACGGCAAGATACAAGAACGGGCAAGTTTGCCATCCATGTAAACATCGCACGTCTTTCCATTCAAGATCACGGAGATAAGAACCCAGCGCTGTAAATCAACTGACGGTAGGTCGCAGAGAGGGTAAGTTTCTAAGAGACCCTGGTCCATCTGACCAGCTTCAAACAGTTGCTTCACGTTTTCGGTACTCAGATTCGTGTTCTGTGAGACACTGAGTCCGGGATCTACAGCCGGTTTGCCTGAAGGTGTCGGTGCCGCAGAGTCACCAGGTACCTTCGTGTGAACACGAACAACGAGGTTATTCTTGTGGACACCTAATCCAACAACAAGTGTTGAAAACTGAGACCCTCGGATTTCCAGGATGTGCTTTCTCTGACCCATCTTATCCTTCCATCCCGTAATATAAGACCAGAAGCTCACTGAATATTCACCGCCTTCATAGGGAGGCGGGATACTATAAAGTTGGCTCGCCGTAGGCTGATTTGCGGGAATGGAACTGCCGACGATAACAGTCGACTGAACCTTTGGCATTCCAAACAAATAAGAATACAGGTAATAAAGTGCTGTGATTCCAAGCACTAGAATTATAAATCCAACTATATATGACATAGCAGTACTACCACCAACGCCAGCGACTATAGTTGCTTTCACAGAGTTAACGGTGCTCATCGTTCTTCTGCTTGTAGTACTCCATTTTTTTTAGTCATATTGTGTATCCCAGCCATAAAGTGGAGAAGCGGGACGAACCGTAATTGATTTCATACAAGCACCATTAGGGCAAGGATTGAGTTTTGTCAGTATATCCATATTCATACTAAATTGCGGGGCTCCATTTGTATCAGTAACTTTCTTATACTCAATACCAACGCGCTGTAGATTTAAGCGTTCAGGAAACATGCGGAAAAAGGCGAATTGCCCATTAAGTTTTGTATCGCCTACCATCGGGGCGCTGGCAGCAGATGAATGATCTACAGAATACTGGGTGCGCTTTGAAAGAACAAGATCCATATTGTAAAATACATCGAATCGTCTTCCTTCGCGGCTTATTGTTACAGCTATCCACTTCTGGAAGGGAAGAGGAGGAAGAGCAAAGGTCTCAATTGACGTTTGTTCTGTAGTTACTCCAACAGGAAGTCCAAGTGTTCTAATTGTAAGTTGTGCTGATGCCTGACCGGGACGG